TAAAAATACAAAATAATAAATTCTTTTTTTATATGACGAAAAAATCATATCTGTTTTTATATCTACTGTAAACAACATACCTCAGGGCGTCCATACAATGATCGTTTTTTGGTATAGGTTTATTGATGATTGTACCATCTTTCATTTCTTCCCAAAAATACGTTAATTGTTCTTTTTTTATGTTTTTACTCTCATTGGATATAATAACTTCAAATTCTTTTACTAAACTTATACCGGCATTGATTGATCCCTGACCTTTGATTGACGGTTTAGCCAAGCAATCCATCTGTCTCAATTCTTCTATTGATTTAGGTTCAGCGCTATCACAATACATTAAAATATCATTTAATTTATTGTTTTTTAAAAACTCCGCTAGATCCCGGTTAGTCATTCCCTTTTTATATAACCATTCGTGTACATATAATTTATCGCCAACTTTTCCAACTTGTAAAACCACTGCGGGATCATTCGAGTAACCAAAATCTATGCCCAGTGCTGTTTCATTAAATTCCGGGAACTCAATATGTGGTATGTATTTCCAATTAGTAAATATCTGCCTGTTGCTAAATATGGCCCTTTGTCCTTCACCGTAAACCCTCCAATAATCAGGATCCCGGTCCCGTATTCTTTCAATCTCATCAATTAATTCTTGTGGTAAAAATTTATTATCCTTATATGTGCTAATAAATAAATCAGCATCATCACGCTCTGATAGATCATATAAAAAATGTATTGGGTCCGAAGGGTTGAAATCAATTAAAATTTCATTCCTAGTTCTCATTGCTAACTGTTGATAATCTTCAAAATAAAGCTCATTGCCTTCATTAATCCATAATATATCACGAGCGGATCCCCTTATTTTTTGAGCATCGTCAGCACTAAACATTTCCAGTGTATGCCCGTTATATGTAAATGTGTTATCTGATCTGTTATGTTTACCTAGCCAATAAATTCCTAATTGTTTACTTATGTGTAAAAAATCTCTTAATACAGATCTTTTAAGGGCCGGAAGTGTTTTTCTTACAATGGATATAGTTAGCGGATCTTTTTCCACTGACATTCTATATAAACAATATTGCATCAATGACCAACTTTTCCCGGACCGAGTACCGCCTTGAAAAATTTTTAATCTTTGTTTAGATTCTATTGCCTGATAAAATTGTTTATTACAATATTCTTTTAATCTTTTTCTGTTGCTGGCGTCCATTCAATTAATAGGTTTTCGGGTGGATTTGCTTCGTGTTGTATTTCTTGTCTTTCAACCCAACCTCTTTCTTTTCCAATGGTTTTTAGAGCAAATATGATCGAAGCTTTATCACCTTCATTTATTTTTTCTACAAGCTTACTTGTGACGAAATCTAAAAATAACTCTTTGGGTTCAATGTTATTTATTTTTTCATTGAATTCGTCGTCATTATTAATCCAATTATAATATGTGCTTCGAGCTATCCCGGTCCTGTTACAAGACATAGTAACGTTTCCAAACGTTTTCGTATAAGCGTCAATAAATGCTTTTTTAGCAAGTTTAGTGTCCATTATTGTCTATTTAGTACAAAAATACTTTATTTTGTCTAATATCGTTTTATATTCATTTTTAGTGTCATTTCTATACACTTTAACAATATTATTTTTTTTAATATTTTCAATTTTAGTTTCTTTAGATTTTATAAATTTTACTGATTGATTGTCATTTCTTTTTTTATGTCTGTATTTTTCTGTTTCATTATTGACTTCTAAAACCATTATATCACATTTAATTTTATTAAATAAGCTTTGATTAAATAATCTGTCACCTTCAAATATTATTTTACCATTGTCTATTTTTTTTAAAAATCTAATAAAATCAGGTTGTACAGCCATTGAAAGTTTATCAGTGCCGCTAAATACTGATTTATCATAAATGCCTATAATATATAATTGTTGTTTATCAAAATACATTCCCCGTACTAAGCCAAACTTAAACTTCACATAAGGTTTAAAAGCTTTTATAATTTCTTTTATTATTGTTGTTTTACCTGTAGCCGGTTTTCCGCCAATCGCTAGTATTCTGTTAGCCATTTTTTATCATAGTTTTCTACTCTAAAATCCCACAAGACGTCCCAGTCAACACCGTCTTTTACTAGATTTTGAATTTTTATTATTTCTTTTTTTTGCCTTTCAATGTAATATCCAATGTATCTTTTACCTAATTTATATTTTTTATAAGCGCATAAAGTTGTTTCAACATTCCATATATTTTTGTGTTGTATATCATAATCGTTAATTTTTTCCATTAATCGTCTAAATTCATATTGTAAATAATTAAATTGATTTTTAGACAATTTTCTGTCGTTTTTATGCGTGTATAATTCTTTTTTGTCTAAATACTCAACTAAACCGTTTCGGCAGCTCTCGGCTTGCCTAAGGTCCAAAAAAGTGGGTTTTAAATCGTAGTTAGTCAAAACATTTATCATTTCTATATATATAAAAAGCGTAAAGCGTCCGAAATTTTTAATTTCATTTAGTTTAGTAAAACAATTATCATAAGTCATCTGTGATGTCGGTTGTTTTAAACTCGAAAAAAAATCAGCTTGTGTCATATCGCCTATCATATTTTTATAACTCACAAAACTTTCTACAAATTTATTTGATGATTTAATTCTTAATCGATCTGTTTGAAATATAGTTTTATGCTTGTTTTTATTCCACCATTTTTCTAATCTATTTACATTGACGTTTTCGTAATCTGGAAATTCATTGTACATATAATATACTGTTGTAGCTGAATAACAAGTGCCATATAAAAAAGCAAGCCAATATCTTTGTTCAATATTGAGCTCAAATCTGTCTGAAATATATTTTAAACAATCGTTGCTCGGGTCAATGTCTTTTGCCTTTGATGATTTTATGTGATAATCTATGTAATTATAGCTCATAAATTTTGTATGGTGCAACAAGTTCCGGGTTGTAGCTTGCATCAACTCTTTTAAAAATGTCTTTTGTAGATGCTATAAATATTGCGTTTATATGTTTTAAAATCCATGCGGGCCGGTTTTCATTTCTAAATAAATACAGTTTATTTTCTTCTGTTAATTGCATACCGGCTATGCTCCCGGAGGTAGTTGTAATAAAATCTTTTATTTTTTCTTTATCAATTCCACATAATAAGCTTATTAATTCGCCGTCATTTTCAGTGTTCATCTTTACATTGTATTTTTTTTCCATTTCTAATTTTGAGCTCATATCAAGAACCCCATTAAACACAACTGTATTATTTTCTGATATAATAGGTTGATTGTTTTTTTCGATTTTATAATCACCGCTTGTAGAGTATCTATTGTGAAATATTAATTTATTTACCATTGGTAATTTAATATCAGTAACGTCAGTTTTTTTTACAGTTTTTAATCCGTTTTTTACATAACTAAAACCAAAGCTGTGTAAACCTCTTATTTTTGATTGTAAAATTAATTTTTGTAAAATGTTAAAATGTTCCTCAGTAGGATTTTTCGAGCTGTAACCAATAATTCCACACATTAGTAAATTTTTTGGCCTCTAGATCTATTTTTAGCAATGTTAAGTTCTTCTTTAGCACTACCACAAGAAATCATTTTTTCCCTGTAATACATTACTAATGAAATTCTTGTAGCTTCTTCATCTATTTTATTTATAGGTGTATTGCCGTGCCACTGGTGTACGTCTACCAGTAATAAATCACAGTTCTGTATATCAAAAGCCACTCCCCATTTAGGAACAACAAAATAACCTCCTGTGTATCTGCCTTTCCTTAACACAACTAGATTCCCAAAACCTTTTTGAAAATCGCCTTTATCTGTGTGTACGGCTGTTTGCCAATTTTTATTTACTGTGACAGTTGTAAACGCTGTATCAGGTATAACGAAATCAGGGGAGGTTTCGTCAGCTATTTGTCTTTGGAGCTTGTAATGATCCGGCATTAATTCAGAGTAAGTTTTATCAACGAATTTTATAATTGGATATGCTTTTTTAAATTTTTTAAATTCGTGTTCGTTAAAAGCTGTTTGACGACAATATGGAAATCTAGCATTGCGATCGAAAAAACCTATAATACCACTGTTAACCTTCTGTAACGCTTTATTAGTATTTGACATTGTACCGTCTTTTTTTACTGGACGTCTTTTCAAAATATCAATCTCAACATCTCCACTGCTAACACCTCTGTTATTTGTATGTTTAGCTGCTGTTTTTAAATTTTCAAAACCAGCTTTTGCTATGTTCCCCGGGATTATGTTTTTTCTAAATTTCGCAATTACGTTCCCAGTTTCTTGACATATTACATCAGCATCATAATTAATCAATAAATTGTAATCTTTTTCGCCTAAAAGCTTGCCAGCCAATTTATTAGCTTCTTTATCAGACATTTTAGGCATTACATTATGCTCTGTTATCATTGTATAATTTTTTTATTGCTTCAAATATACTATCTGTTAAATTATCTGTTTGTAACAGACCTCTCAATTCAAGTTCCATTTTTCTCAACTGTGGTTCGGTTTCAGTAGTCAAAAAAAGTTGTACCATTTTTACATGTGAATCTTTTATTTCGTCCGGGTATTCAAATTCAAGTTCATTGTCATTTCCAACTTCAAATTCAATATCATTATCCCATTTCGGTAAATCTAAACCCCAATCAATTAATTGTTGATTATCCCAAACATTAGCCAAAATATCATAATCCCATTCACCATATGAAACATTGTCTTTAATTATAAATTGACGTTTTTGTTCTTCGGTCCAGTTTTTAGCTATAATTATGTGTACTTTTTTAAACCCGGCGTGTTTACAAGCTTTTAATCTCATGTTCCCGCCAAGCACAACCATATTTTCATCTACAACCATTGGACGCTTTTCTAACATCTCAGGAAAATCTTTTAATGATTGTACTAATTTTTTAAATTTATGATCCTTGATAAACCTAGGATTTTCAGAATTTTCTTTAATTTCTTTAATGTTTACTGTTTTTATCATTTTTTAATTTTTTATACAAATGTAAATATAAATCCCAAATTTTGTCAGAAGCAACTTTTTGATCTTTGTAACTTATAGGCGATTTTATAATTTGACCATTGTTGTCAACTTCCAAAAAACATTCTTTTTTACCTTTAATAGGTACAATGTATATTTTAACACCTTTTGATAAACAGTAGCTTTGTGCCTCTAAATATATGTTCATTCGGTTCCACTGATTATATCCTTGTCAAGTTCTTTTTC